TATCGACAACGGAAACTCGATTGCTGTCGGCGGTACTGCTGGTGATCTGGTACTGAGAGCTAGTGGCACTACGGGGGCAACTAAGTTCACGGACTCAGGCGGAAACATCACGATGACGCTGACGGAGGCAAATAACGTCGGCATCACTGGACAGACCAACCCAACTTTCAACCTAGATGGCGGATTTGTAACGCAAACTTGGGGCTGGCATCTCAACACGTCTTACCAAGCCGGTTTCACCTACACGACTACAGACCGCTCTTTATCGATTTTCACAAAGTCCGCTGACAACGCCGATTATATTAAATTTAGTACTGGCGGAAGCGCATTAGAGAGAGGGCGACTAACGGCGGCAGGAAATTTCGGTTTAGGCATCAGCAGCCCAAGTGCCATACTGCACGTTAAAAACACAACAAGCGCCTCACAGATAAAAATAAGCGATGCGACTAACACTTCTGAGTTGCAAGTAGCGGGTAACGGTTTTTATTTCAATAATCCTGTAGACGCTGGAACCTTTATATTCAGAAACGGTACTGGCCTCACTGAACGCATGCGCGTTGACTCAAACAACGTGCTGGTGGGGACTACGACAGCAACTAACTTATCAGATGGCACTGGAAACGACGGTGTTCAGCTAAATCCGTCAGGCACAATAGCCGCCGCAAGAACATCTAATGTTACTGCTGTCTTTAATCGCCTTAGTTCAGATGGTGAAATCGCAAGGTTTAACAAAGACGGCTCCACAATCGGTAGTATTGGCGTTACCGGCAGCGGCGTTGAGTTTTTCATAGATGGCGCAATTAACGTCAATCGGTCTGGGCTTGAGTTTAGCTACCAAGCAATTTCACCAAGATTAGGCCAAGCAGATGCTAATGGAACAGTTGACTTAGGTCGTTCTGCAAGACGTTTCAGAGACGCTCATCTCAGCCGTTATCTAATTGCTCATCAAGGTGCATTTCTTGGTGGTAATGCCTCAGGCAATTTTTTGCACGAATATGAAGAAGGGACTTTCACGCCTAACTTGAGTTTTGGCGGTGTTGCCTCTGGCATTAGTTGGAATGTACAAGCAGGCCGATATACAAAGATAGGCAGATTAGTCCTCGTTGGTGTTTATCTGTACACCACTGGAGGAAGAGGGTCACAAACAGGAAACGCAACCGTGAATATGCCTTTTTTGTCTGAAGTTGGTCATCCTGACCTTTGGGTTCCAATCAGCAACAGAAGCGGTATTACCGCAGGCAGCAATAAAACGCTCACAATTTATTTTCCGCAGCCTAATTTCGGCAGCGTCAGGTTTTATGCAGGAGACAACGGTGGCGGCGCTAACGCAATTCTTACACATGCCTCTTTCGCTGCCTCGGGCACGTTAGAGGTTTCTTTCACAATCAGTTACATGTCATCTCAATAACCCAAGTGAAATCTTGGGTCGGACAGTCCAGCCAAAGGAGATAAAAATGGCACTATCAGAAAGCTCAGTAGAGGACAAAATAGAAATCGTGGATTGTGGAGGTTGGAAAGTTCTTCAAGTCCGCACTGCGACCATAATAAGTCGTGACGGCACAGAAATCAGTCGCTCATTTCACCGGCACATTGTCAACCCTACAGATGATGTAAGCAGTGAAAGCGCAGACGTGCAGGCGTTAGCGACACAATTTTTCACCGATGAAGCTAAATCTGCATATACAGCAGCACAAGCGGAGGCAATTTGATGGCAGCAACCTGGACTATTACGACAATGGATCGCGACATAACACAAGGCGATAAATCCGATGTGGTGACTACGCTTCATTACGACGTAACCGACAGCGAATCGGTAGGCGACGACACATTTATCGGTAGGGTCTACGGCACAGTAGCCTTGGCAGAGCCAGGCGACTCATTTACCCCTTACGCCGACATCACGGCAGAAACAGCGGTAGCGTGGGCTAAAGCGGCTCTAGGTGATAACGAGGTTGCATCGGTAGAGGCATCGGTAGCGGCACAGATAGAAGAAGCTAAGACACCCACCACCGGCACTGGCGTACCTTGGTAAAATGGACGTTAGTTCGGTTGGAGAATCTGCACAGATTTCTTGGAAACAGGTCGCAGTGCAGAAGCAAGAGCGTCTTAGAACAGGCGCGGAAGGCGAAACGATACGGGAGGCCGTAGAGACTATATTGCCTGTCTTGTATACCAAGGAAGGCAACAGGGTCGAAGCGCAGCCGCTCGCATCAAGTCAGAGGGTGAACATAAGCGTATGAGCGACAAAGGGGAACAAGCACTGAATGAGGTGAATGCCCATGAGCGCGAGTGTGCGTTGCGCTATCAGCGAATCGAAGAACGCTTGGCAGAGGGTAGCGCCAAGTTCAAGCACCTTGAGAACCTCATATACGGCCTTTACGCGCTGATCCTAGCGGCAGCCCTTCCACAGTTTTTCATGGGGTGATCCCCCCGTGGTCATAGAATCAATCGCAGGAGCCGCCGCAGCGTTGGCCTCCATCAATCAACTGATTTCCGCTGTGAATGAGGGCAAAGCTAACGTCACCTCCGTGATGGGGATGATTAGCGATTTTGGCGAGGGGCTAAACACCTTCGAGGTAGAGCGCAAAAAGTCTTTCAAGCCTCTAAGTCAGAACGACTTGCTCCGATTGAGCCAGTTGCGTAGGCAGCAGGAGCGGTATTGGAAGGATGTCCATGATCTCCTATTAGTCGCAGACCCTAAGCTCCTTGAGGATTTTAAGGCCGCGAAGGCACAACAAGAGCGTGATCGGCAAGCGCACTTGAAAATGATTGCTCGCAAAGCCAAGGAGCGACAACACCTAATACATCAGATTTTGGTGGGGTTTACGACTCTCGTCGTAGGCGGAACAATCGCCGCTTTCGCAATCCTTGTTGTGATTCGAGTATACGGGTGAGTCTGATGGAAAAAATACTATGGGCAATTCTCATTACCGGCATAGCAGGGCCGACGCTTATGTTTAGCTCTTACTATTTTTGGCAGTAACGTATGGTCATGGCATTCCTACTGGTAATGATCGTCGAGGGCGAGCAAATAGCTGGGCGATTTCACTTCAGAAACGCCTATCGATGCAACCAGATGGCCTATCTACTTGAAACCGGAGCAATAAGCCCAGTAGATAAGCGGCGTGTTTATCAGCCACAAAACAACCTGAGCGCGTACTGCATCCCCGTCAAAGTGCCAAAGACGACCACTTTCTATGATTAACCAAAAAGGGTAGCATATCCAAAACGGATAAGGTGCTGCCATGATTACGATAGATGACGTGGAATATACCGAGGAGAATCTAAGCCAGGATGGTGTCATTCGCGCCAAACGCATCAATCTCTTGCGGGAGCGTCACGTTGCTCTGCTCCTAGAGGCGCAGGAAACTGAAAACTCAATTATGTTTCATGCACAAGCGATCAAGGCAGAAATGGAGGGGCTAAATCATAATCAACCCCCCATTGAGGCAGAAGCGTTAGAAGCCGAAGCCGACGGGTAGACCTGCCTCCTTTCTAATAACCATGAGTCCCAGCGTACCCTGCTGGGCATGGTCGTCAATATTTTCAACGACGTAGTTTACTAGCTCCTCAATCCAAGGCTGAACCATAGGCGGGCGTGGCGCATCAGTTGCTTGCCCCGTTTCGTTATACAGCTTCATTCCTAGCTTGTGATCCAGTAGCCGTGAAGCAATCATTTCGCTATCCGTTGATTTCTTGGAAGTTGGTTGCTCAGTATTTCTTGAAGCATTTGCGTGCAATTGACCCTTGATCTCTGCGATAGAGGGGAAGAAATTTTGGGAAGGCTTTTCCATCAGGTCAGCCAGAGCGTTAATCAGCGCCGCCTCAGACTCTCTGCCTAAGACCTCAAAGTAAATAGGCCGCTGCTCGGCCCATTCCTTGCGCTTGGATGGTTTGATCGTCAGCCATTTGTGGAATGCCTTATCGAATGTTCGCTCGTCCATGTCGTCTCCTCAAAAGGGTATATCGTCCTCAAAGTCGTCATCTATAGGCTGATTACTGTAGTTTGGCGGAAATGACGCTTGCGGCAGCGGCGTTTGGTCGCTTTGCTTTCTAGGTTCGTAGCTTCTACCTTGCTGCTGCTGTTTAGCAGCATTATAACCTTCTTTCACCGCTCGATAATCGTCTGCGCCGCTTTGACGTTGAGGCTTCTGTTTCACATGGGCGTAGAACGACCCGTCGCTTTTCTTGGTTTTTAGCACTAGTCGAACCGTGCCGTTCTGCTTTTGAAGCCACGCGATCGCTTGTTTTGGGTTAATAACAATGTCGCCTTTTACAAAGTCAGGCTGATTCTCATTTGGCGGGAATATCCGCAGTCCATCCATCCACTCTATATCTGCCATCATCTTATCCTTAGTAAGTCCAGGTGCTGTTTTGTCTCGCTAGTCATTTCATCGAACCAAGAAGGCGTGAGCGGCGGTAAGTTAGTCGCGTCCACGTCCGCCGACTTTTGCTTCCTAGTCCTGAAAAAGCCGTCATGCTGCGGATGTTCCACGTGGAACAATCGAGCATAGAAAGCGCGATAATTGTTGTTAATCTTGAAGTCGTCAGGGCCGTAATCGCCAATGCTGACACCCCACCTGATCCGCTCAACCACTGCGCTCGCAGAAAAGTTCTGACGGCCTGCGTTTATTAGCTGGAATGTAAGTCTTTTGAAGGCTTCGTAAACCCAAGGATTTTCTTTGTGGTATCGGTCAAAATCAGCCTGCATTTCGTCCAATCGAGTATCCATTATTCCTCCTCTGATCTGAAATAGTCCTGCTTTCGAACATAGGTTCTGATCTCAGACCCGAGCCTATACCAGACTACGGTATACAGATCATTGTCTTTGATAAGCTCGTTGAAAAGCTCAACCAGCCCATAATGGTCTTCTTTCTCATACGCCTCATTGATTGCCATGTAGTACTCATCCGCAGAGTCTTGATCGACTTTTATTTTCATCTCATCAATAACTGTCTTTGCCACACTAGTCGGGCGCTTCCACCCGCGTTTGTACTGCTCTGGGGTGATGAGAGGGCCGTCGCGGTATAAGTACCTGCCGATGCCCCATTTAACCGCTGCGCGTTTGAACGAGTCGGAGAATCCGCCCTTCTCACCCTCTATAGAAGTGTCACCAGCGCCGTCTGACTTGGCGATCCATCGACCATCTATGTAGAGACTAAGAGTGCAGCAGGTCTTGCCGTCGATACTCTTGTAGTCGTCCGACCAGTTTTCTGGCCCTACAACCTTATCGAGCCTGTGCATGACTTGCCGCGCATCTATGTAACTCAACTGCTTGCCGCTAGGGCCTTGTCTGCTTTTCACTTCGTTAGTGGGCCACGGCATTTTAAGGTCGTAACTAATCTGCTCTGCAGTTTTTTCGGTCGGCACAGGGTCGTAATCAGGCTCTAAAGGGTCGGTCACGTCGATATCTGGATAAGTCGTGCTCATGCTTGCTCCTCCGTGATGCAGCCTATCTCTCTGCCGTTATGCTTAACGAAATATTGTCGCGCTGGGTTGGAGTTGATGAAGTCGGCTGGCACCTCCATCTTGGCCTTACCGTCGCTGTACCGGTACGCAAAAAAGCTGAAGCCTTCTCGCTCAAGCTCTGTAGCGTATTGCTCCATTTCGGTATTTACCTCTGCAATCAACCCAGCCTCTAGGCTTCGATATTCGCTACAACCATACAGGTGCAGATTGAAGTCTCTAGCGATCACTCGAACCTCACCGCCGTCGCAGTATCGGCAATAATCAATCCTCTCGTCTGGGTCAAAGGTTTTCGGCTCGCCGCACTCGCATATATCGGCGTCTGGCAAATTCCACGGCGCTCGCGGGTTGTAGTTGTCTTCGTCTGCTCGGTCTAACACGTTTTTCTCCTTCTGTGTTTACACTTAAAGTTTAACCTATATGGAACATCAACAAAAGGTTTATTTGCCAAAAAGTGTATGTTATCTTGCGGGGATGGATAGAAGTATTTATCAACGAATAATTGACAGCAGCGGCGAGGATAGCCAGTCTGCATTTGCAAGGCGTTTGGGGGTCAGCCCTCAGATGTTGCAAAAGTGGCGCAACAACCAAGTCCCAGCGCATTATGTCGTGAGAATGAGCAAGTTGACGGAAGGAAAGGTCACGCCCCACCAGATAAGGCCAGATGTGTTTCTGGCGCAGTGGCGAGTTTAGACCGAGGTGTTGCTTTCACCTTTCATGCACTCCCGCAGGTGTGGTCGAATGCGGACGGGCCGAGTGATGAACACACACTCTCCTGCGTTTGCCTGTGAACGTGCCCGAACACAGGACTCCCAGATCGCAGGCAATCCCTGCTCCAGCCTGTTCCCGTCCAGGTGATCGAAGGCGGGCTTTTTTAGGTCGGGGCTGATGCCGTTTGCCTCCTTGCGGCAAAAGTTTTTTGCAACCCTTTCCCGTCAGGGTGACCGAAGGCGGGTTTTTCAAGCGGGTGTGATGCCGTTGGATGACTTAGGTAGCCAATGGAGACTACGAGACACAGTAGCGAGCACCGCCGACAGTTAGTCTGGCTGACTAGGCATAGGGGACACCCGACAGGTGGAACCCAAAACGCGAGCCAGAGGTTTTTGTGCTATCGCCAGGCGCAGGCTGGTGTGTGACTCAAGGAAAAGTATGGAAGATCGACTAGCAAAGATTCTAAACTCTCTCTCCGAGAGAATAAATAAATGGGAGAGCGAGAGCGAGAAGTGCATCGAGCTAGAAGCAAACTTTAAAAGCATGGAGTCGGCCTCAAAACTTGCTTATATGCAGGCGGGAGAGAGTGCGGTAAAAGCTGAAGCAATGCTTAGAGCAACGTCAGACTGGCTAGAGAAGTACAAAGAGTTGCAGCAAGCAAATCTCAGGGTAGAAAGAGCCAAGCGTTCTATTAAACTTGCAGAGCTTTACTTCGATGCAGAGAGAACAAATCAAGCTAATCAGCGCGGTATCGTTTGATGATCACTGTTATTAGCCTCGGTGCGGGTGTTCAGTCATCAGTGATGGCGCTTATGGCAGCAAAGGGTGAAATCACGCCAATGCCTAACGCCGCGATCTTCGCTGACACGCAATCAGAACCAGACCACATTTACGAATGGCTTGACTGGCTGGAGACGCAGTTACCATTCCCGATATATAGGGTTTCTGCTGGTAATCTGCGTGATGACTTGATCGCCAGTTCTCAAGATGGTTCAAGAGTTCCAAACCCTCCCTTGTTCGTTGATTCGCCATCAGGAGAGGGGATGCTGTTTAGGCAATGCACCTCAGACTACAAGATTCAGCCTATTTTTAAGAAGTTGCGTGAGTTGATTGGACTCAGGCCACGCCAGAGAGCGCCCAAAGAGGTGGCTGTTCAGCAGTGGATTGGCATTAGCCAGGATGAAATACAGCGAATGAAGATGGCACCCCACAAGTGGATAGAGAATCGCTGGCCCTTAATCGAAATGCGAATGAGCAGACTGCACTGTTTGGAATGGATGCGCGACAATGGGTACAACGAACTGCCCAAAAAGTCGGCTTGCACTTTTTGCCCGTATCACGACAACGCAACATGGCGTGAGATGAAAGCGAACGACAAAAAGTCATGGACTGAAGCCGTGGTGGTTGACCATTTGATCCGTAACGGAATAAATAATACCACCGAAGGAAACACATTATACCTTCACCGCAGTCGGGTGCCGCTAGACGAGGCTGATCTAAGTGATCCAGCAGAAAATCAGCAGACTTTTAGCTTCATGGATGAGTGCGATGGTATGTGCGGTGTCTGATGCCTAAAACACTAAGAGCGAAGGCGCTCGAAAAGATACAATTGCTTGCCAGACTACAAGCATCCAATGATAGCGGATTCTGTCGTTGTGTAACGTGTGGAAAGGTTGACCACTACAAAAACATGGATGGTGGGCATTATATCTCAAAAGGGTCATCTAGCCGTTGGGCGCTTGAGATAGAGAATGTGCATGTACAGTGCAAACCGTGTAATTCCTGGCATATGAAACATGGCACCGCTGCTCATACATATACCTTATGGATGATTGACTACTACGGCAGGGACTTCGTAGATCATATGATCGCCACAAAGAAAGATGTCCACAAACTTTATGCTGCTGACTATCGGGACATGATAGAAGACTTCAATCAGCAGATTCTAGGGCATGAGCGTCGGCTAGGACTTCGTGGATCTCTTCGCTCGATAAATGCGGAACAGAAGAGTCCCAAACTCGTAAGCAGTGATGGCTAGTCGTTTCGGGTAGCAAAAGCCAAACACCTCGATCCTCGCAGGCAAGCATCTCAGCCTGTTCCTTGCTATCAGCAGTTACCGATATGTATTTGGTCACTAGCTCATGGTATAGGACGTGATACTTTGGCACAGGTGACTCCT